CCTTCAGCTTCTACTCCAATTCGCCCGTGGCAAAACCGCTTGGGGCATCGAGGTCTTCGATGCCTCCATCCGGGTCCTGTCGTACTTCGGGCGGATGTTCATCAGCCAGGACGCGCCCAATCCGGTTGTTGGTGCCAGCGCAGTGAGAATATCGGATGACGAAGCCATCGCGGCGTTGGATAACCTGACGCAAGCGCCGGACGATGCCGAACGCGATGGCAGCCATTTAGTGGCTGCCATAAGCCCGATGCTGATCCTGACGGTCTTACGGTTCGTGATTCAGGTTTTGTCGTCGAAGGCCTGAAACATAAGGAAAAAAATGGATAGGGGGGTCAAAAATATACCCCCCTAGGGCCGCAAGACCGCCAAGGTGACTAGAACTCGTTTTTATACGGCAGTTCGTTGATTAAAATTGATATCATGAGCTTTCGGATGGCTAAAAATGGCAAAACGCGGAAGAAAAACAGTGGACCGGACCGGCTGGATCCGCGCCGGAGGTCTGCTTCCGACAAAAGTGAAAGGGCTAAACGCGGAAGAACTGCGAAATTACCGGTGGCTGGTCGAGGCCATGGACAAGCTGGGACTGGGCGGCGCGGTCGATCTCCAGATAGTGACACTGACCGCCCGCCAGCTCACGCGGGTGGCCATGTTACACCGCATGGCCGCCAGCCTCGAAGAACCGATGATCCCAACGCCCAAGGGCCCGGCGTTCCACCCGGTGTATGCCGAACTAGCAAGCTGGGAAATCAAACTCAAGGACAATCTGTGCGCCCTGTACCTGACGCCGCGAACCCGCGGCCAGACAAGGCTTCCAGCCGAAACCGTGGCGGAAATCAGCGCCGCCGGAGCAGTGGCACAACAGGCTGCAAAGAACCCGATCCTTCGTCTGCTGGGCGGATAAAGGCCGAAGATATCCGACTGTTTTTCCAGCACTGCCTCAGCCACGTCCAAGGGATCCGCGCCGGCGAACCATTCACCTTGTCCGGATGGCAATATCAGGACATCATCCTCCCGCTATTTGGAACATTGGGCGCCGATGGCCTTCGCAGATACAGGACGGCGTATATCGAGATTCCTAGAAAGAATGGCAAAAGCACTCTTGCCGCTGGAATTGCACTTGCTCTTCTGTTTGCTGATGGCGAACAGGGCGCCGAAATCGTCTCCGCCGCCGCGGACAGGGAACAGGCATCCATCGTCTTCGACGTGGCCAGCCGCATGGTCCAAGGAAATCAGGTCCTGTCGAGCCGATGTCAGGTTCTGCGGAAGGAAATCATCACCCGGAAGGGCAACCGATACCGGGCCCTGTCCGCCGACGCTTACACGAAACATGGACTGAACTGTTCCGGAATCATCTTCGATGAACTCCACGCCCAGCCAAACCGCGAACTGTGGGACGTGCTGACTACGTCCGTGGCCGCCCGGGCCCAGCCACTGACCATGGCGATCACCACTGCCGGCCATGATCGATCCAGTCTCTGCTACGAAATGCACATGTACGCCCGCGGAGTGAGGGACGGATCAATCATTGATCCCACCTTCCTGCCGGTTCTGTATGGCGCCGCCGATGGTGCCGACTGGAAATCGCCTGAAACATGGAAGGCCGCTAATCCGGGATATGGCGTCAGTGTTCGGCCCGAATATCTCGAACAGGCCGCGGCGGAAGCGGCGATGTCCCCAGCCAGGGAACTGTCATTCCGGCGCTTTCACCTGAACCAGTGGACCGATACCGTTACCCGATGGCTGGCCCCTGACGCGTGGGATCGGTGCCAGACCGCGCGTCCGGAGCTGGCGGGCCGGATCTGTTATGGCGCGCTGGACCTGTCGAGTTCGATGGACCTGTCGGCGTTCGTGCTGGCGTTCCCCCTCGATGATGGCTCGATCTGGCTGGAACCATATTGCTGGGCCCCACGCGGTGCATTGAAAAACAGGGAACGGACGAACCGCCAGCGGTTCGACGCATGGGCCCATGCCGGGTTCCTAAGCGTGACTGATGGAGATGTCATCGAATATGAGGCCGTATATGACAAGATCAAGTCACTAGCTATACAATATCGAATAATTGACATTGCGATCGATAGGTGGAACTGTGCCCAGCTGGCCCAGCAGATGATGACGGATGGCCTGTCGGTGGTGGCCTTCGGCCAGGGGTACTCGTCGATGTCGCCAGCCGCCAAAGATTTCGAGTCACTTATGATCGCAGAAAAATTACGGCACTCCGGCCACCCGGTATTGCGCTGGTGTACGGGTAACTGTTCCATTGAATCGGATGCCGCGGGAAACATTAAGCCATCGAAGGGAAAATCTTCAGAGAAGATCGACCTGTTGGTGGCCTCGATTATGGCCGTGGCTAGGGCCCGTGTTGGCGAAGCCGGCGGGGCCCGAAAAACTGCACCATCGGTGTACGAATCAAGGGGGCTGGCGCTGTTATGACACTTACCGAACGGATCGCGAACCTGTTCGGATACTTTCGCCCGGCGACACGGGCGAAGACCTACATGGACCCGGCGTTGACCGCGTACTTCGGTGGCGCGGTTTCCAGCGCCGGCGTATCGGTAGATGAAATCAGCGCCCTGAACTTCTCGCCGGTCTGGCAGGCGGTCAGGATCATCAGCGAAACCGTGGCCACTTTGCCGATTCATGTTTATCGTCGTGACACGAATGGACGCCGGCGGGCAGATGATCTGCTAGTAGCCGATCTACTGCGCTGGGAACCCAACCCGGAAATGACCGCCACCCAGTTTCGTGAAGCTTGGGTGGCCCATGCGCTGACATGGGGGAATGGATTCGCGGAGATCGAACGGGATTCCATGGGCCGGGCCATTCGAATCTGGCTCATGTTGCCGAACAGTGTCACCGTCACCCGTGATTCGGCCGGAAATGTGGTGTATCTGGTCCGGCACGAAACAGGCCAACGTGTGGCCCTTCCCCAGTTCGATGTCCTGCATCTGGCCGGTCCGGGATTCGATGGTCTTATCGGCTATTCGGTGATCAGTAAGGCCCGGGAATCCATTGGACTTGGGTTGGCATGCGAACAGTTCGGGGCCTCAATGTTTGGGTCTGGCGCAAGACCTTCTGGAATCCTCGAACATCCGGGCCGACTGTCTGATGATGCCAGGGCCCGACTCCGTGGAGACTTTGAGCGACTGCATGCCGGCATCGACAATGCCCACCGGGTGGCGGTTCTGGAGGAAGGGCTGAAATGGACTCAGACCAGCATTCCGCCAGACGATGCCCAATTCCTGCAGACGCGCGCCTATCAGATCGAGGAAATCGCCCGCTGGTTCAACATCCCGGTCAGCAAGCTGCGCATCAAGGACGGCGGAAGCTATGCGTCCCTCGAACAGGAGAACAGTGCCTTCCTATCTGAGTGTTTGCGACCTTGGCTAGTCAAAATCGAGCAAGAAGTTAGAAGAAAATTACTTCTTCCTGAATCTTCGGCTTTGTATGTCGAACATAATGTAGACGGACTTCTACGAACTGATTTGGCATCACGATATCAGGCCTATTCCATCGGACGAAACTGGGGCTGGCTTTCCGTCAATGAGGTTCGCGCCCTCGAACAGCTAGAACCTGTCGATGGTGGCGATACCTACATGATGCCGATGAACATGATGCCCATGGGAACTCAGCCGGGACCCGTGGCCCCGGCATCAAGTCCCGCCACCATCGAACAGCCAACCGAAGATGGAAGCCCTTCCAGTAACGGCGCGCCAGCGCCCGAAATCAGGGCCATTCCGCGCCGATATGGCGGCATTGACTTTGTCCCGCCGCAAGGCGTCAGGAACGCGGCAAAACAGGGCCTAGAATGGCGCCGTGAACATGGCCGCGGTGGGACCGCGGTGGGCGTGGCTAGGGCGCGGGACCTCTCCAACGGAATCCAGATCAGCCCTGAAACCATCAGGCGAATGGTTTCCTACTTTGCCCGCCACGAAGTGGACCAGCAAGGCGAAGGCTGGGCGCCAGGACAGGATGGGTTCCCCAGTGCCGGCCGAATCGCATGGGCCCTATGGGGCGATGATGAAGGCCGGCGCTGGGCTGGGAAAATAGCCGGCCAGATGGACCGCGCCGACGAACTGGAGGGATGACCATGGAACGGCGATCAGTCGGATCATTCATTGCCGATTCCGGCCAGCTGGTGGGATATGCCAGCTTGTTCGATTCCCTATCTGAGGATCTTGGCGGATTCCGTGAAAAGATCGACCGGGCCGCCTTTCGTCGAACACTGGATGATAAATCCGCGGACGTTCGCGCGCTGGTTAACCATGACACAGCCATGGTCCTTGGGCGCCGGGCAAACGGAACCCTGAAGCTGTCCACTGATGACCGCGGCCTGAAGGTGGCAATCGCCGTGCCTGATACCAGCTACGGATGGGACCTTCTGGAGCTGGTCCGCCGTGGCGATGTGACGCAGATGTCCTTCGGGTTCGTCGTGGCCCCGAATGGCGATTACTGGTCGACGCGGGATGGCGAACGAATCAGAACGGTGACTGACCTTCAGCTGGTCGAAGTTTCCGTCGTGGCCATTCCCGCGTACACGGATACCTCCATCGCGCTCCGATCGCGTGATGGGTGGCTGGCGGCGGACCGTCTCCGTCGCCTCAAACTGTCGATCGGAATAAGCGGCCTGGCCGCCGGAGTGAAGAGATGAACGAACGCCAGAAGCTGGTGGCCGAACAGGCCACCCTGAAAGCCGAAGGTGCCCGCCTTCAGGACGTTTTGAAGACACGGGCATGGACGGAGGAAGAAGTTGCGAAAGTGGACGAGATCGTGGCCAGCCTGGCCGATCTTGATGCCAGGATCGCGGCGCTTGAATCAATGGTTGAAACCGGACTGGAACCCGCCACTTCGGCGGCACCAGAAGTCGAGAAGAACAACCTGATCGAAAGGATCAGCAAACTGGAGGCGATCATGAATCGCGTGTCGAATCGTCGTTCCGCCCCGGCCCCGATCGGCGCCCCGGCGTTCGTGCGCGATCTCGATGATCGCCGCGTCGAGAAGGACCGCGCGCTGGCCCTTCGTGGCTGGTTCCTGGGCGCCCAGGCCAACCGCGCCGAAGTTGAGGCGGCCAACCGTGTCGGACTAAACATCAATGACCCGAAGTTGCAGCTGCGCGCGAACTCGACAACTGCTGCCAGCGGTGGTTACACGATCCCCGAAGGGTTCCTGGCCGAACTTGAAAAGAAGGTGGTTTTCTACAACCCGCTTCGCACTGTGTCTCGAATCATCACCACGGAAACCGGAAACAGCCTTCCGTTTCCGACGATCGATGATTCGAGCAACAGCGCCGCCGTGGGTGTGGAAAACACCGCACCCAGCGCCACGGATATGACGTTCGGCCAGATCACTCTGGGGGCCTACCGTTACGAATCGCTGATTCAGGTCAGTAATGAACTTCTTCGCGATTCAGGAATCGACCTTGCAAGCGAAATCGCCAGCCTTCTTGGCGAACGAATAGGCCGGAAGGAAGCCACTGACCACGCCACCGGCAACGGAACTACCACGGCGCAAGGCGTCGTGACCGGAGCCAGCGCCGGGGCCACTGGTGCCACCACCACCACCATTACGCTGGCCAACATCATGGCCCTCCGCAATTCGCTGGACTTCGGCTACCAGCAGAATGGCAGTTTCATGATGCATCAAAGCATCTGAACAGCATCCTTCAGCTGGCGGATAATCAGACGCGTCCGCTGTTCCTTGACTTGGCCAACGGCAACGCCCCGCGCCTGTTGGGCTACCCCGTCATCGTGAACAACGCAATGGCTTCCTCGATCGCCGCCAGCGCCGTCACCGCGCTGTTTGGCGATTTTCAAAAGTACTACATTCGAGACGCCGGTGACATCGAGATCATCCGAATGAACGAACGGTATGCTGACGCATACGCCACCGGGTTCATGGCGGTCCGCCGGACCGATGCCAAGGTGGCCCAGTCCGCCGCCATCAAGAAGCTGACCCAGCCGGCCAGCTGATGATTCGGCGAATCCTATGGGGTGAGATGATGAAGATCCGGATACTGGTTCAGTGTGTGACAACCCTTCAGGGCTACGCCCCCGGCGAAGTCGTGGAGATGCCGGACGGTGACGCCACCAGCATGGTGACGGCCCGCCTGGCTGAACCAGTCGAGAATCCAGTCAGTCTCACCCCACCGGTTCATGAGATTCCGGAGCGCCGCAAGCGCAAGACGGAGGAACGATGAACCTAAAAGCCCTGGCCCAGCCCGCCGTCGAACCGGTGATGCTGGCCGACCTCAAGGAATACCTCCGTGTTGACACCAGCACGGAGGATTCCACGATCGCGGCCATGGCGGCGGCAGCGCGCGAACATATCGAACGATACACGCGGCGGACGATGATCTACACGCCCTACAGGCTGATTTTCGACACGTTCCCCGCCGGAACCGATATCGAGCTGCCCCGTTCCCCGGCGATAGACGCCGCGGCTAGCACGGTGGCCGTCATCGGTTATGCCACTCCAAGAATCCGTTACTACGACGATGACGGTCAACAGCAGACCATGACAGTGGACGTGGACTATGAACTTCTGCTTGATGACAATCCACCGAGAATCGTCGTTCCGGCGCTGGAAGTCTGGCCGATCACCTACACCGGCCAACGCGGTGCAGTCGAAATCGATTTCATTTCCGGATACGGTTCCAGCGGCGCCGCCGTTCCACCGATGCTGAAGACCGCTATCAGGATGATCGTGGCCCACTGGTACGAACATCGAGAAGCCGTGGGCCAGTTCGGCAATGAAGTTCCACTGGCCGTGGATTCCATCCTCCGACTGTATCAGGACGGAGGTTATAACTGATGGCGCCACCGGTTATAGGTGTTCTGCGGGATAAGGTGGAACTTCAGTCCTCCACCGACACGCTGGACGCGTATGGTCAGCCATCACGGACATGGACCACCTACGCCACCGTGTGGGCCAAGGTTATGGCGCAATCAGGCGGCGAATCGCAACAGGCGAACCACCAGTACAGCACAGTGCAATACAGGATCACCATTCGCCGCCGAACCGACGTGTCCGCCACCCATCGGGCGGTCTGGGGGGCGAAGACCCTGAACTTCTTCGCCGTGTTCGACGATGACGCCCAGCGAAAGCATACGATCATCACTGCGGCGGAGGTGACGCCATGAATGATCGCGGATTCAGTCTGGAGGTAGGCCAGCTGACAAGCATGATCGTCATGTTCGGCAATGCGATCAAGGAACTGGATAAGGGCATCAAGCGCGCCGCCACCAAGGCTGGACGCATGATAAGAAAAACCGCAAGAAGCAAGGCGCCAAACCGAAGGCAGACGATTAAGCTCAAGGGAAAAACATTCAGATACTACGGGTTCTCTGGTGCCCTGAAAAAGTCGATCGACTACAACGCCCAGAAGGCTGGGAAAAAAAGCGCTTCGGGCGTGGACGTTCGCTGGGCATTGGCGTGGTCCACATACGTCGGCGCCGCGCGCAAGTTCAGGCAACTTGTTTTCGTGCGGTGGTATAGGCCGCGGAAAAGCAAGTCAGCCATAAGGAATAGCCTGATCAATGTTCGACCGGCATGGTACAGCCATCTGGTCGAGCGCGGATTCGTGGCGAAGCTATGGGGAACTGGACGTCGCCGGATGGTGCCAGCCAGGCCATTCCTCAGACCCGCGCTGGATGCCCATTCACGGGAAATTGAAAGCCTGACGATCAGGGAACTAGAAACTCAATTGGACAAGATGGCTGAAAAACAGAGATCGAAGGGCAGGTCATGAGCCTACTTGGGAAACTTCTTCGCACTCATTTGACCGGTCAGCCCGGATATGCCGCCACCATCCCTGGCGGAATATCACCGGAATCGGCCCCGGTCGATAATGGCCTTCCCTATGTGGTGTATCAGGGAATATCGAGGAACCGCGAACTGTATCTTGCCGGAACACCAGCCACTTACACGGAGCGTGTTCAATTCATGATCGTGGCGGAAACCAGATCACAGACTCAGACCGTGGCGGATTGGATCGTGTCCGCCATTCAGTCCAGCCCATCCCGGCTGGTAGTATCGGGAACCACCATTCATTCTCTCCGCGTCGATGACGAGAATGATCAGGCGGAGTTCGCCGCGGATGGCACGGACGAACTGGCACGAATCACCACAGTGGATGTGGTGGCAACCTATTAGGGGGACTGAGACATGGCACTGGTACTTCCCGCTGGATCCACCGCCGCGGTGGCCACGCTGACCTCCGGATCACCCGGAGCCTCGACCGCTATCAGCTACCTGATTTCAATCGGTGGCACAACCTACAGCAAGGCCACTGCCGACGTGACTGGACTATCCGACACCACAATTCAGCGCCTTCCATCGCGCGTCGATCTTGGCACGGTGCAGCTGACCATTTTCCTTGATGACACGGTCACCGCGTCGAACCAGTACACCAGTTTAAAGGCACGACTGACGAACGGCACACATACCCGTATCACCATCGGCCTGCCCGGCGCGAACATCGATGATCTGTATGTGTACGACGGATACATCACCGAGGTAAGTTCGCCGGAAATCGGCGCGAGTGATGATGCCCTCCGGTATACTGTCACCCTTCAGCTTTCGGACAAATACTAAGGGGTGACAGATGGCACTTGATAAGGCGGCGATCTTAACGAAGGCGAAGCCTCGAATCATCGAGGTGCAGGTCCCTGAATGGGAAGGCACGGTTTTTCTCCGCGAGATCACCGCCGGCCAGCGCGATCAGTTCGACGCCTGGCAACTGGCTCAGACAGAAGATACGCGGTTTCGGGACATCCGGGCCCGCCTTCTGGTCATGTCGCTGGCCGACGCCGAAGGGAATCTGCTGTTCTCCATGGATGAGATCGCCACGGTTTCCGGGTTCCCGGCATCGGTGGTGAACAGGCTATGGGAATCCGCCATCGACCTGAACGGGATGAGGCCCGGAGGCGAAGCGGAAAAAAACTGAGGAACAGGCCGCTGAGGCGGATCATGTTCCGCCTTGCGACCACCCTTGGGATGACCGTGGGGGAACTTTCCGAAAGGATGACCGCCGCGGAGCTGGCCGAATGGATCGCCCTGATACCGATCGATCCATGGGGACCATATCGCGCCGATCTTCATGGCGCCATGGCGGCCTGGGCCGGCGTGGCGCCATGGTCCAAACAGGCCAAGGTAAGTGACTTCCTGATCAGGGAACCGGAACAGGACAGGAAGCCGGCCACGATCGATGAAGCCAAGTCTTTCCTGGCGGAGCTGGGGGGAAGGAAACATGGCCCGCACTGCTAACATGTCCGTTTCCGTGACGTGGGGCGGACAGGCCGCGGCAAAAGGCCTTCAGTCGTTCACCCAGTCCCTGAACACCATGGCCGGCGTGGCCGATCATGCCAGGAAATCCCTGGCCAGCATGATGCCTTCCAACCTGTTTTCAGCCACCGGCATCAAGGGGCTGGCCGATCTGAAGGCCGGCCTCGAAATGGTGCGCGGAGTGTTCACGACGTTCGTAACCGCGCCGATCAACTTGGCCGCCAACATCGTGAAAATGGGCGCCGAAATGGAGGGCGCCGGCATCCGCATGGGTGCCCTGATGGGGAACATGAAGGCCGGAAACGACGTGATGAAAGCCCTGTCAAAAGCCGCCATGGCCACCGGGGTTCCATTCGCCGACATGGCCAAGGGAATGCGTTCCCTGATGCAAAGTGGGATGAGCGCGGAGGCCGCGGCAGAAGTCATTGAGAAGATGCAAAATGCCATGCTGCTCATGGGTGGAGGCGCCGAAGGTTTTCAGGCCGCCGTTGATGCCATCAATCAATTGCAGCAGAACGCGGTGGCCGCAGAAGCTCCACTGAAGGCGCTTCAAGATTCTGGAATTCCTGTATTTCAAAAATTGTCAGAAACATTATCGGCAATGTTTGGCCGCGCTGTTGGCATCGATGAGGCCATGCAGATGGTCAGGCAGGGCGCCGTCATGACGGCCACCGCGCTTGATGCCGTATTCAAGGCCGGCAATGCCGACAAAGTTAAGGAAGCCGCAAACGCCCTTCGCGACACGGTTGAAAATCAGATCAAGATAGCTTCCGTTGGCATCGATGAAGTCATCAGAAATATCGGATTCAACCTCATCAAGGCCTTCGACCCCGCAAGGGCGCTGGCAAGTTTCCGCGGCATGCTTGATGGCATCATGGCCATCGTCCAGCAGATAGCGGACACATTCCTTCCCATGATCGATCCGAAGGAAAAACAGAAGGGAATTGAAAATGCTTTTCGCTTAGCCAGGGACATCACGTTCACCATAGCGGAAGAACTTGCGAAGGCCGCCATTACGTTCAAAAACACGATGATGGAAGCCGTTCGATACTTTAGGGGGAATCTTTCAGGTCTTCTTTTAGCCTGGATGGAATTCCAGCAAACATTCTTTTATTCGCCATTGCAAAAGGGCGCGCTTGACAGGGCCAAGGAAGAATTCAACAGGGCGTTTGACATCGGGCCTGGCGTAAACAATGAGATGAAAAACGTTACCGACTTTTTCTCCAAGGCCCGGGCGGCGGCGGATGCTCAAGACAGGGCCAGAATGAATGATGCCGACAAGGCCATGGCGGATCTTGCCAAGGCCGCAAAGGATGCGAAACCACCCCTGGACGCCAACGCCAAGGCCATTCAGGCCCAAGCTGTCGCGGCGAAGGAAGCCGCGGCAAAAGTCGAGCTGATGAATAAAAACATCAAGGATCAAGCCGACAAAATGTTCGCTGACTTTGCCACGCCCATGGAGCGATTTGCTGAAAAGATTCAACGCGCACTCGATGAAGTCGCCCAAGTTGGAGGCCCGCAGAAGGCCCGATTCCAAGCCGCCATGCGCCGGCGCGTCGGCGCGGACATTGAGGCGTTTCTGAAGGAATTCGGCCCGAAAGCTGCGGAACCGGCGCAAGCTCAACTAGTTGGTTCGGCCGCGGCCATTGAGTCCGACATCAGGGCCCGCATGGAGGCGGAGGCTGGCCAACAGGATCTACCAGCCATTATGAAACAGGCCATGGAAAACGCGAAGGAACAAAACGCCCAGCAGATAAAAAAGCTGGACGAACTGGTGAACGCCGCCCATGCCGCTGGAATGTTCAGGACCATTATGGCCCTGCCGAAACCATAGGGGTGAATCATGGCCTACACGCTGTTCACGGAGGTGGCCGACGGCAGACAGGCCACGGTCGATTCCAAGTTTAACCGGACCTATACCCGGGTCTTTTTAGTCCGGACGGATTCACCCACCTATGGCCCGGTCTACGCCGGAAGCCACCCATCCCTTCCGCTGATATTCTCCGCCTATCCTGATGACGCGAATGCGTTCTGTCTTTCTCTTTCGCCCGCACAAGATCAGAATGATCCGCTACTTTGGAGGGTGACGGCACAGTACGGATACAACACCGACATGGCCGCCACCAACAGCGCGCCATCCGGGAACCCGGCGGTCGATACCCAGCAACAGGGACAGTCACCCGCCAGCCGTGTAGCGAATCCACTTTCAAGGCCGCGCGACTATTCGATCAGCACGAACGCTTACCCATGGGCGATCGAGCAGGACAGGTTCGGTAATCCCCTCCAGAACAGCGCCGGTGATCCTTTCATTCCCGTTCCTGAAATTCAGAAGGGCGGCGCCACCATAACCGTGGGTTTGAACAGCACATCATCGCCATCCGCGGCATGGATCAACGCCATTGGTTATCTGAATGCTATCAGCTATACCGTGGGGCCTTATGTCATCGGCGCCGGCTTGGCCAAATTGAACGCAGTAAGCGCCAGCCTGGCCTACGAAAATGGCGTCAACTACTGGCGCTGGCAGCTGACATTCGAATATAGGCCCGATGGCTGGGCGTGGGTGGTAGCGAACAAAGGGAAGCGACAGGTTAATATAAACGATCCAGCAGGTCCGCTTATCGAGATCATGTCCAAGGCCGGAGGCGTCGTCTCGAATCCGGTTTACCTGGACGCTTCCGGTTATGCCCTACTGTCCAGCGGAGCCAGGACATACGCCACCTACCACATCTATCCCCGGGTGGCATTCCCTTCCCTGTAGGTGATATATGCCAGGCTACCTGATCGATGACGAATCCATGGGCCGACTGGCCCGCATGCTGATCGACTATGAAGCCGGCCAGCTGATGCCGAATGGAGGGATTCCCGGAGGGGATCAGGATAATGGACTGTCGGGACCGATCGTCCATCCGGTCCGTGTCACCAGCCTGACCGCGGATGACGGCGGAAACTATCCCGGAAAACTGCTTCAGTACGATCCGTCATCGCATACATACTACGATCACGCTGACATAAAGATCCGGGACGTGAACGCTGAAATCCCGGAAATCAAGCGATACCTTGGCCGGCTGGCCGGGCTGACCTCCGGCGATGAGGTCCTGTACTTGATACAGGTGGCCGCCGCGATGGTGGAATCCGGAAGCGGTTCCGGAAGCGAATCCGGTTCCGTAATTGAATCCGGTTCCGTGATCGAATCAGGTTCAGCCAGTGGATGCCCTTCGGGTTCGCTGACTATCGAGGTGGTCACGGACGTGGAATGCGTAGAGGGCGAACTGATCATTACAAAAACCACATTGTGCATACCCGGAGGGTCTGAACTCTAGTGTCCTATCAGACGAACATAGGGCCATGCGCCTGTTGTCCTGGCAGTGGATCCGGATCGGGTTCCGGATCAGGATCGGTTTCCGGTTCTGATTCGGGTTCTGTCTCTGGATCGGTTTCCGGGTCTGAGTCAGGGTCTGTCTCCGGTTCCATCGAATCTGGTTCTGATTCGGGTTCTGTCTCTGGATCGGTTTCCGGGTCTGAGTCAGGGT